GCCTGTTCGGCGTGGTGCTGGTCGGCATGGCCATCATCATCAGCCGCTTGGTGTTCCCGCAGATCGACATCGCTGAACTCATGCGGCAGGTGCGTATGACGAACACGGCCGCGGGCCTGGTGGTCTGCGGATTGCTGATTTTCTTCGGTTTGCTGGTGCTGGCTCTGGCCGGCTGGAGCAAACCATAACCCATGGAGGTCACATGAACCGACTGTTCCGCATCATCGAGTTTCGCGTCACGTTCCTGATCGCAGTGATCGTCGCCACCCTGGCGCCGCCGGCCTTCGCCTCAGCCCTCGAGAAGGCGCAGCCCTTCCTGCCGCTGCTCAGTCAGACGGTCGGGGAGCACTGGCCGCAGGCGCCGCTGCTGTCCTACTTCGCCGCCAAGGTGGAACAGGAGACGTGCATCACGCCGCGGCATGCAAAGTGCTGGAATCCCCGGGCTGAACTGAAAACCAGTCGGGAGAATGGCGTCGGATTCGGGCAGATCACGATCGCCTACCGGGCGGATGGCTCGGTCAGGTTCGACAAATTCGCCGAGTTGCGCGCCGCGCACGCCAGTTTGAGGGATTGGCAGTGGTCGGACCGCTATGACCCGGCGATGCAGTTGACGGCCATGGTGCTGATGGACAAGACCAGTCACCGGCGATTCCAGGGCATGTACGAGACGGTTTACGACGGCCTCGCCTTTTCGGCGTCGGCGTACAACGGGGGCGAAGGGGGCTTACTCCAGGATCGCCGGCTGTGCGCCAACCGCCCGGGCTGCAACCCCATGCGCTGGGTCGACAACGTGGCGCTGCATAGCGCGAAGAGCCGCGTGAAGTGGCAGGGTTACGGGCAGAGCGCCTACGACATCAACCGTGGCTACGTCCAGAAAGTCCTGTACGAGCGCCGGCAGAAGTACGTGACCACGCTGGGCACCTGATGCAACAGCGGCACTGGAACACCATCGCGGGGCTCGCGGTGGTGGTCACCCTGATTTACGTGGTCACCGCCGCCGTTCTGGTGGTCGGCAAGACCATCACGTTCGGCGAGTTCGCCGCGGCCCTGGCGCCGGTGGTGACGGCGCTGGGCGGCTATATGGCGCGCATGGCGTCCGAGGCTGCCTGATGGCCAAGGTGACCACGGTTTACCGGCTGAAACCCTGTGCGCGCGCCGTCCGGTATGCGCTGTTCTGGTGGTATCAGATCCACGACCACGGCCGGGTGCCGGCTCACGTTCACAAGGCGCGGTGATGGGCGAAAAGCTGATCATCGCCGCCGTACTGCTGGCGCTGGGCGCCGGTGCCGGCGCTCTCGTCAACGGCTGGCGCCTGAGCGGTGACTTGGCCGCCAAGGACACGACGATCGCCCAGCTGCGCGGTGCCAATACCGCGCTCGAGGCCGCGAACAAGCAGTGCGCGGTCAACGTCGACGACGTGCGCAAGGCAGTGACTGGGGTGGTGGGCGAGGCCAAGCGGGTGAATGACGCCGCGCTGGCCGCGATGAACCGGGCAGCCGGGAAGGCTGCGAAGCACCAGGCCAAGGCCGACGAGATCCTGAGCCGGCCGCCAGTACCCCCGGCAGAGTGGTGCAACACCATCAAGGCGGAGCAGACGGAGCATGTCGAGGCCCGCCGTAAGGGGCGCCCATGACCCGCGACGATCGCAGGATGGTTGCACTTGCCGCAATCGCGCTGGTGGTCTTGTTTCTGCTGGCGGGCTGCGCGGCCCCGGAGAAGCAGGTGGTGATCGAAACCCAGATCATCGAAAAGCCGGTCCCGGTGCGCGTGACAATCGAGCGCCCCAAGGAGTGCCTGGACCGCTACGCCGTCGATACCCTGCAGCCGGGCGCGGACCCGGTGCAGGTGAACCGGGCCATTCTGGCCGAGATTGACCAACGACGCGCCTGTGAGGCCAGGCTGCGCGCAGCACTGGAGGGCGAAGGGGAATGAACGACGACTACCAAGGGGCGGAGCGCAGAACAGGGTTCCCGCCGGTAACGCGGGAGGAATTCCAGTCGTTGAAGGGGTCTGTCGAGCGCATCGAGACAGCCCTGTTTGCCAAGGACGACGACAATGAATTTGAAGGGCCGGGCCTGATGACCGTGGCCCGCCGGATGAACGATCACATCGACGCGGTGTGCAGTATCACGAAGTGGTGCCGCAATGCTGCGGTGGCCATTCTCGGTATTGCCATGCCGACTGTGATGATCGGCAAAGCACTTAATTGGTGGTAACTCAGTCCGCAGAAGCGGGCACCCAACGGGCGGGAAGGCCCGGCTTGCTTACCTCGAAGGATTGAGATGGCAAAAGCGAAGCAGGCCCCGAAAACGGGGACAAAGGGCAAAAAGCCCGTGAAATCGTCGAAAACGGCAGACAAGCCCGAAAACGGGACCGCCAGAATCGCCCAGGACGCAACGGCGAAGGCCTCAACAGGGGAAGGTGTCAAGGGAAAACAACGGTCGGAGTCGAAGATGGGCCGCCCCACGATTTACTCGCAAAAACTCGCCGACGAGTTTTGCCGGCGCATTGCTGATGGGGGAAGTGAGCGGCGGGTGTGCGAGGCCGAGGATATGCCGGATCGCAGCACGATCGCCAGGTGGTGCGAGTTGCATGTGGACTTTTCCAGCCAGTACGCGCGTGCGCGTGAAGAACGCGGCTGGACGCTGGCCGAGGAAGCGGTGGAGATTGCGGACACTCCGGTGGTCGGGCAGATCAGGACGGAAAAGAGGGACAAGGACGGTCCCTTTACGGAAATCAAGCACGCCGACATGATCGAGCATCGCCGGCTGCAGGTGGAAACCCGGAAGTGGTTTGCCTCGAAACTGAATCCGAAGCGCCTGAGCGACAAGTTGCTGGCCGAGCATTCAGGCCCTGACGGCGGACCGGTGCAGGTTGCCTCTGTGCCGGTGGACTACGATGCCGTAATCGCGGCTGCCAAGGCGCGGAGGGAGGCCGCAAGTGGGGGCGCCGGCAAGCGTAGTTAACGCTGCCGAGGAGATTTACAGAACAGCCAAGGCGCTGGACTTTGTAGATTGCCTGCAGTGGTACGCGGATGTGGTGGGCGAAAACCGGGAGTTGATGCGCGAGGTTGGCCGGCGCGACCTGGTTTATCTGATGGTGTGCCTGATGGGCCGCAAGGACATGGCGCACCAGTGGCTGTTCGATCGCATGCGCGAGTATGAGGCGGCGCCGAATGGCTGCCTCGACCTGTGGGCGCGGGAGCACTACAAGAGCACGATCATCACCTTCGGCGGCACGGTGCAGGACATCCTGTCGGCGCATGGTGATGACCCGTTGCCAAAGTGGGGTGGCATTGAGCCGACGTTCGGGATATTCAGTCACACGCGGCCGATATCCAAGAAGTTCCTGCGGCAGATCAAGCAGGAGTTCGAGCAGAACGAGCGCCTGAAATGGCTATACCCGGACATCCTGTTCGCCAATCCCCACAAAGAGGCGGACAAGTGGTCTGAGGAAACCGGGATCACGGTGCGTCGGCAGTCGAACCCCAAGGAGGCGACCGTCGAAGCTTGGGGGCTGGTGGACGGCCAGCCGACCGGGGCGCACTTCTACGTTCGGATCTACGACGACGTGGTGACCCGCGAGAGCGTCAACACGCCGGAGCAGATCGCCAAAACGACCGGGGCGTGGGAATTGTCGGTCAACCTGGGTGTGGCCGAGGGTGGCTTTGAGCGGTACATCGGCACCCGCTACGCCATCATGGACACCTATCACGCCATGATGGAACGGGGCTCGGTGAGGCCACGGATTTACCCGTCGACCGATGATGGCACGGAATCCGGGCGGCCGGTGCTGCTGAGTCCAGAGGCCCATGCCAAGAAACGCCGGGACATGGGACCGGTGACCTTCGCGGCCCAGATGCTGCAGAAACCAATCAGCAAGGCGACGGCGACCTTCCAGGCCGAGCACCTGCGGTTCCAGGACATCCGGCCCAAGACGCTGAATGTCTACATCCTCGGGGACCCTGCGCACAGCAAGCGGCGGGGCTCTGACCGGACAGGCTACGCGGTGATTGGGGTGGACGCCCAGCGCAACAAGTATCTGCTGGACGGGTTCAACCACAAGATGAACCTGAAAGAGCGGTGGGATGCACTTCGAAGTCTGCGGCGGAAGTGGATGCAGGCGCCCGGGATTCAGGGCGTATTCGTGGGTTACGAGCGGTATGGCCTACAGGCCGACCTCGAGCACTTCGAGAGTGAAATGGAGCGGGACGGCGAGGCTTTCCCGATCGTCGAACTGAACTGGCCGAAGGAAGGCCCGCATGCCAAGGGTGACCGCATTGGGCGCCTGCGGCCGGACTTCCAGCAGGGGCGGTTCTTCCTGCCGCTGATGGTCTGGCACGACACCCACCGGCTGTCCTTCCTGAAACTGGACGGCGGGGAAGTGAAGGCCGAGCCGGCGAAGTCCGAAACGGCTGCCATGCGCCGCGTGGCGAAGCAGGGCGAGAAGTTCCGGGTGCTGATGCCGATCAAGAAGCAGGACGGCGAGGGCACGGTGTATGACCTGACCCTGCGGTTCATCGTCGAATACCTGGCGCATCCGGCGCCGGGCGCATTCGATGACCTGATTGATGCCGTGAGCCGCATCTACGACATGGATCCCCAGCCGCCGATCATCATCAACCCAGCCGATACGGAGCCTGAGCACGTATGAAAACAACTGCGAAAGACGCGCGCAAGGCGCTTGGCGACATGCCGGAAGGGTCTGTGGAGAAGATTGCGCCGCATGCCGCCGGGCATTTGGGTGCGGATACTTGGTCATTGATTTTGGCCAAAGACGTCCCGGGATGGGGCAAGCGTGGGGATATTCAACTGTTCCCGGTCCCTTACTCCACGGAGGTCAGCCATGTCTGACGAGAATCGCATGACGCCGCGGGTGGAGACATCCACGGTGCTTTTTGGCGAAGTGGTCGACGCCGTGGATCCGAAGCGGCAGCGCGAGATTGCGCTGGGGCCGGTGGTCTACGAGTTCGGCGGCGGCCGTGTGCTGAAACGCGAGGGCAACGGGCCGTATGAGTCTTAGCAGCCTGATCACCGAGATATCGGAAAGCCTCGAGCAGGAGACTGCGCCGGTGGCCAAGGTGAAGGATGCCTACGACAACCTGCCAGAATCGATCAAGGCAGTGCATTCCCGCAAGGAATGGCTGTGGATGACGGATAGGCAGAAGGCTGACCTGGTTCGCAACGAGTGCGAGCCGGAAGTGTTTGACGACTGACAGGCCGAAGCGCGGTGCGGCGGCTGTCCCAGTGGCCCCCGGGGAGTCCGCCAGACTGCAATCCGGTGGGCCGCTGGTTTTACAACGAGAGGGATCATGAGCGAGACATCGCTGCTTGAACTGACCGACAACCCGGACCTGTCCGCGAACGATTACGTCGTGGCCAAGAACATGGCCGAGAAGCTGCACGAAAAGTATCCCGGGCATCTGTGGGCCGTGACTTGCGACGGGAAAACCGGCATCGCCACGATCCGCAACCTGCGCCTGTCCGGCCAATTCGGTTATGTCCTGCACCTGGACCGCGTGTATGCCGACCCGAACTTGGACTGCGTGATGCGCGCCGGCGGCGAGATTCTGGAGCGGTTTTTCCAGCGCCGCGGGGTGGTGAATGGTGAGCACATTGACAGCCTGCCGACCTTCGCCAATGGTTTCCCGCTGTTCGACTACATGGCCGCGCGCAGTGATCTGCCGCGCTGCGTGACTGAGGCGGTGGACCGTAGCCGGAGGCTTCGCGGATGACCGAGGCCCCGAATCAGGGCACAGTACCCGGCGAGGACGGCACCAAGGTCAAGGATTACCTCAAGCTGGCCAATCAGGCGTACCAGGGCAGCACGTCATTCTTCGACACGAACTACCGGTCCCAGCTGGAGCGCAACCTGCGGCAGTTCCGCAGCCTGCACCCGATTGGGTCGAAGTATTTGTCGGAGGCGTGGAGGGGCAAGCACAAGTTTTTCAGGCCCAAGACACGGGCTGCCGTCCGAAAATCCGAAGCCGCCGCTGCTGCGGCTTTTTTTTCGACCGCGGATGTCGTCGACATCACGGCGACCGACGACAACGACCCGATGCAGTTGGCCAGCGCGGTGTTCTGGAAAGAGGTTTTCCAGTATCGCCTGACCAAATCCCTGCCATGGTTTCTGACGGTGCTGGGCGCCTACCAGGAAACCAATGTGATGGGCGCGGTGGTGTCGCACCAGAACTGGGATTTTGAGTCAGACGGCCCGGACGTCGAGTTGCGGCCACTGGAAAACATCCGCTTTGACCCCGGCGCAGACTGGCGGGATCCACTGAACTCCAGCCCCTACGTCATCGACCTGATGGCGATGTATGTGCAGGACGTGAAGGCCCGGCAGGAATGGACACCTGCATCGGATAGCCAGTATCTGGCGGCGAAGTGTGATGCCGACAGCACGCGGATCATCCGGGAGGGCAACCGGACGGACCCGAAAGAGGGCGCGAGCACAGGGATCACGGACTTCGATCTGGTCTGGGTGCGGCGCGTCATCCTGCGCGATGCCGGTGGCGATGTCGTGTACTACACCCTGGGCGACCAGTTGCAGTTGAGCGACCCCATGCCGCTGCATGACGCCTACCCCTGGCTCAAGAACCGGCCCAAGCGCAGACGCCCTTACGTGATGGGCATTGCGGTGATCGAGGCGCACCGTGCAATGCCGTCCTCCCCGGTGGAACTGGCGGCCCCGGTGCAGTCTGAAATTAACGAGACGGTCAATCAGCGCCGGGACAACGTGTCACTGGTGCTGAACAAGCGGTGGCTGGTGGCCCGGCACAAGCAGGTGGACATCCGCAGCCTGACTCGAGGCTTTGCCGGCTCGGCGACGATGGTGAACGACGTCGACAAGGACGTGAAGCAGTTGGAGTGGAACGACGTCACATCCTCCGCCTATCAGGAGGAGGACCGCCTGAACCTGGACCACGACGACCTGATGGGCACGTTCTCGGGATCGAGCGTGGCGACCAACCGCCGGCTCAATGAGACGGTGGGCGGGATGAACCTGCTGTCCTCCGAAATGAACCAGATGGGGGACTACACCATCAAGACGTTCACGGAGACGTGGCTGGAGCCCGTTCTGCAGCAAGTCCTGTGGATGGAGCAGACCTACGAGACGAACGAGAAAGTGCTGGCCCTGGCCGGGCAGAAGGCGCAGTTGATCCAGCGGTTCGGCATCGACCGGGTGACGGATGAACTGCTGCTGCAGGATCTGACGCTGGAAATCAACGTCGGCATGGGTGCGACCAATCCGCTGAACTCGGTGGAGCGGTTCATGGCGGGTGTGCAGCGCCTCAAGGACGTGTTCGGCCCGGAACTGGTGGCGCAGGAACTCTCGTTCGAGGCGGTCACATCGGAACTGTTCGGGAAGTTGGGCTACAAGGACGGCAAGCGGTTCATGAATGCCACCGACGACCCGCAGTTGGAAAGGCTCATGCGCCGCATTCAGTCGCTGGAGCAAGAGCTGGCGAACAAGCGCAACCCGGAACTGGATTCTGCAAATGCCGCGCTGGCGCGCGCGAAGGCCGCCAAGACTGCGGTGGAAACGATATTCGGCGCCACACAGGCCGCCGGCATCATCGTGGCAACCCCGGAGACGGCCCCTGTGGCCGACGAGGTATTGAAGTCCGCCGGGTTTGCCGAGCCCCCCGGTGGTCAGGACATCGATCTGCCGCAGCCCGAAGCCATCCCGGGCGCCATGCCTGCCGTCGACGAAAACACCAGTCCGCTCGAACCCGCGATCCCCGGCAGCCCGGCTGCGGGCGTGAACGCGGGCATTGAAGGAGGGGATGCGTGAGCGAAATTGACCTGTCGCAGTTTCCGCAGGAAGTCCGGTTGTGGCTGGCCGAAGTGGATTTGGGCGACGAGGCCGAGCGGTTCATGGAAAGCAAGGTCGGCCGCTACATCGTCGGGCGCGCGCAGCAGGTGGCGCAGCAGGCGTACGAGCAATTGCGGGACACAGACCCCGCTGATACGGCGGCCATCCGCCGCTTGCAGGACACCATCCGCTGGGGCGAGAGCATCGGCGGCTGGATCGAGGAACTGATTTTGGGCGGCAAGAACGCACAAGAGCAGATCCAAAACTTCGAAGCACATCAAGGAGATTGACATGAAGGACGCTACCCAATCGGGCGCGGCCGATATTCCCGGCCTGCGCATGTCTCGCGCTGAAATGATGAACGCGGTAACCAAGGGCCGGACGGAGAGTATCAACAAGGATTTTGCGGAGGCCGGATCGGATGTCCGGCTGGAGCACAAGCCGGACCCGGTGACGGGCGGCAGTGATGATGTGGATCTGGATGGGGAGCCCAGCCAGGCCGCGCAGTTGAAGGCTGACAAGGGCGGCGAACCAGTTGCGAATGTGGACGATGTGCCCGCGAATCAGGGCGACATCTACACCTTCCTCGGTGACGAGGATCTGGCCAAGACCAAGGTGAAGTTGAAGGTGGACGGGCAGGAGCAGGACGTGGTGGTGGGCGACCTGCTGAAAGATGCCCAGAAATTCCATGCGGCCGACAAGCGGCTGCAGGAGGCGGCGCTGGCGAAGAAGCGCGCCGAGGAAGAAGCAGCCCAGATTCTGGCCAATGCGCGCGCCGAGGCCGAGAAGTTGAAGGGCGCAGCGCCTGACAAACCGGACAAAGAAGAATCGCCATCCGCCGCGGACGCGATTCAGCAATCAGTGTCCCTGATGTACGAGGGGGACCAGGAAGCAGCAGCAAAGAAGTTGACGGAAGCCGTCCAGGCCGAAGTCGCACGACGTCTTGATGAGGCGAAAGTCTCCGGGGCCACCGTCGACAAGGCTGAATTGACTGCCGAAGTCAAACAGCAAATGCAGTGGGAATCAGAGATCGAGCAGTTTTCGACCAACCACCAGGATGTTTGGGGCGACCCGACCCTTCTGGGTATCTGGCAGGCCAACCTCAATGAGGCAGCCAAAACCGCCAATACCCCGAAGGAGGCTGTGCGCAAAGCAACGGAGCAATTCGATGCGTGGCGCAAGAAGGTATCGCTGGGTGGTGAAAAGGTAAGTGTCGAGGCCGGCGGTCAGCGTCAGCAAGCGAAGGATGCCGCAGCAGCGGCAGCCGTCAAATCTCGAACCAGCGTGTCCTCAACGACGCAGCGTCCGGAAAAACCGGCCACGCCGTCAGATGTCGTCAACGAAATGAAACGGCGTCGAGGGCAGCTTATTGCCTAAAGGAAACCTCAAATGAGCGGACAAGTATGGCTTGTCAACACCCTGGGCGGCTACATGTATTCGGACAACCTGTCGAAGGAACTCCGGATGGCAGTGCAGCCGCTCATCAAGTTTCGCCAGATGGCGGACATCAAGGACGCGACCCATCAGGGTCTGAACAAGGGCGACACCTTCCACTGGAACGTGTATTCCGACGTCGCGCAGCAGGGCGGCACCCTGGTGGAAACCAACACCATGCCGGAAACCAACTTCCGGATCAGCCAGGGCACGATGACCGTGACGGAATTCGGCAACTCGGTGCCTTTCAGCGGCAAGCTGGACGATCTGTCCGAGCAGCCGGTGAAGGAAATCATCCGCAAGGTGCTCAAGAACGACGCCCGCAAGGCGTTCGATATCGCGGCACATGAGCAGTTCGACGACTGCGCGCTGCGGGTGGTACCGGCCTCCGGCACGTCGACCGATGCGCTGACGCTGACGACCAACGGCACGGCGACCGAAACCAACAACGTCGCAATGGGCAAGGAGCACGTCAAGCTGGTCGTTGACCTCATGAAAGAGCGGGACATCCCGCCGTTCATGGCCGACGACTACGTGGCGATTTCCCACCCGTCGACGCTGCGCAAGTTCAAGAACGATCTGGAGTCCATCAAGCAGTACACCGATCAGGGCTTCCAGATGATTCTCAACGGTGAAATCGGCCGTTACGAGAACACGCGCTTCGTGGAGCAGACCCACATCCCGAAGGGCGGCGCCGCCGACAGCGCAACGTGGAACGCGCAGACCCGCACCGCGGATGCCTGGGACAGCAACAAGTCCAGCTGGTGCTTCTTCATGGGCGAGGACACGGTGGCGGAAGCCATCGCCATCCCCGAGGAAATGCGCGGCAAGATCCCCGGCGACTACGGCCGCTCGAAAGGCGTGGCCTGGTATTACTTGGGCGGATTTGGCCTCTGCCACACCGACCCGGTGCAGTGCCGGATCGTGAAGTGGGACAGCGCGTCGTAATCGTTCATCACCAATCCAGGGTGGATCGGGCCTTCCCCCGCTACCCAAACATGATCCCGGCAGGGAGGCTGCCGGGACAGGAGAATCATCATGCGTTATGACCATCCGAATTGCACTGTGCGTCGCGAAGCCTGTTACCAGACCACCGCCGGCAACGGCGCGGTGTCGGCGCGGTTCGCCACCTTCCAGAAAAAACGTCTGCATGCGGTCCATGTGCAGGCGGCCATTGCCGGCACCACGGCGGGCCACACGGTGATCATCAAGGACGGCACCACCGCGCTGGGCACCGCGACCCTCGGCACCAGTGCCGCGGGCACCAAGGTGAAGCTGGACAACCTGGATCGCACCGTGGAGTCCGGCAATGTCCTGTCGGCCACCAACGGCACGGACGCCACCGGCGTTGCGCTGGTGACGTACGAGTATCAGGTGCTGCCGGACGCGGAACAGTCGGCGTAACCAGACTGTGGCCATGAAAGGGCGCCTCCGGGCGCCCTTTTTTATTCCACGAAGGGACTGCGATGCGCAAAGATGACAAGGCACTGCCGGAATCAGACGCCTCAATGGACGGGGCGACGGAGGGCTCGAAGCAGGGGGCCAGCGATGCCGCCATCCGGCGCGGCTTTACCAAGATCGGCGATGACCGCGGCATGCTGGAACTGTCGACGGCGCCGGGCACAAACGGCGGATTTCTCGGGCGCGCCAGCGGCTGGGAACGGTAATTCACCCACGAAGGAGAGGCAGATGGAAAACGCAAAGCAGCGTGGCAAGGGCGATATCGGCGGCCCGCAACTGCCGATGAACGAGTCCGCCAACCGTGCGGAGCACATGGACAAGTCGTTGGATGGCGCAAGCACCGGCGACCTGGACAAGGGCTACTGCGGGGAAGGCTCAATCACCGGCGCGACGAAAAGCACGCCGGGCATGGGAGACTGACGTGAAAGTTCTCGACCGCAGCAAGCCGTTTCAAGAAATCTTCGGCAACGACCCCGGCATCGAACATCGCTATGTGCAGGACGGGGTGAAGTTCGATAACCAGGGCCGTGAAATCGGCGGCCAGAAGCCGGCGGCAGTCCAGCCGGAGGCGGAGCAGAAGCCCGCCAAGAAGAAAACCGGAGCCCAGTAACCGTGGTTTGGCGCCGGGAGGATCCGCAAGGCAACGAGGCAGCCAAGGTCAAATACGACATCGTGCCCTATACCCGGGGCCGGGGTCTTGACCTGGGCTGCGGTCCCTTCAAGACGTTCAACCACTTCATCGGGGTGGACAACAAGCACCACCACAAGCGGTTCGGCTGGCAGGACTTCGAGCCGGACGTCGTGGTGGACACCTGCGAACGGCTGGACCTGTTCGCCGACAAGAGCATGGATTTCGTGTTCTCGTCGCACCTGCTGGAGCACATCGAGCATTTCGAGGATGCCCTGCGGGAGTGGTGGCGGGTGATCAAGCCCGGTGGCCATCTGGTGCTGTACCTGCCGCACCGGGACTTCTACCCGAACATCGGGCAGCCGGGTGCCAATCCGGACCACAAGCATGACTTCTGGCCGGCCGACATCGTGGAGGCCATGCTGCGCGTGGCCAGCGGGGAGTCGGGCTGGGATCTGCTCGAGAACGAGGAGCGCAATGAGGGGCGGGAGTATTCGTTCTTCCAGGTCTATCGCCGGCGCAATGACGGGCGCTGCGTCGAGCATCCGCATCCCTGGAAGAAGCCGGGCAGTAAGAACGTCTGTGTTGTGCGTTATGGCGGCTTCGGCGACATGATCCAGACCAGTTCGATCCTGCCGGCACTCAAGGATGAGGGATGGCACGTCACAGTGATGACGACCCCCAAGGGGTACGACATCCTGAAAGCCGACCCGCATGTTGACCGCTTCCTGCTGCAGGACGGTAATCCAGACCAGGTGCCGAATGGCGAATTGGGTGCGTTCTGGGCGACGTGGGAAAAGAAGTTCGACCGCTGGATCAACCTGTCCGAGAGCGTGGAGGGCACGCTGCTGGCCATTCCGGGGCGAACCAACCACAGCTGGCCGGACAGCTTGCGGCGCGAGTTGCTGAACCAGAATTATCTGGAGTTCACGCACAAAATCGCCCAGGTGCCGATGCCGCCGCGGCCGGCGTTCTACCAAACCGACGAGGAATTCGAGTGGGCGGCGCGGGAAATCCTGCCGTTTGGCAAGGATGCCTTTCTGGTGATGGTGGTGCTGGCGGGCTCCAGTGTCCACAAGGCATACCCGCACATGGACAACGTGGTGGGGCGCCTGCTCCGGGCCATCCCCGAGGCCAAGGTGATCTTTGTCGGTGACTACGGCTGCCAGATCCTCGAGGCCGGCTGGGAGAAAGACCCGCGGGTGATGTGTCGCTCCGGTGTCTGGTCCATCCGGCAGTCACTGGTGGCGGCGCGGGAGTGTGACCTGGTGATCGGGCCTGAAACCGGCGTGCTGAATGCCGTGGCCTACACCGAGAACAGCAAGATCGTGCTGCTCAGTCACTCCAGCGTCGAAAACCTGACGCGGGACTGGAAGAACACGGTGTCCATGCTGCCTGCGGCGGACGTGAAGTGTTACCCCTGTCACCGGCTGCATTACAGCCGTGACCACTGCCCGGAATGGCGGGTGCCGGTGGCGAATCACCCGATTTCATCTGATGTGAAGCTGCTCAACCAGATGGCCGAAGCCGGTCATGTGGTCGACGGCCTGTTTGCGACAGGGGCGGCCCTGTGCGCGGCATCCATCAGCCCTGACGACATCTGCGAGGCGATCGAGAGAATTCATGAAAGCTGGCGAACTCATCGGACTATTCCGGCAGCAGGCTGACGACACGGCCAACCCGCCCCTGTGGCGGGATGACGAGTTGATGGCCTGGCTGAACGAGGCCGAAGTGGAAGCCTGTCGACGCGCGCGGCTGCTGGTGGATTCCCGCGGCACGGCGGTCACGGTGCGCGGGACCACCACCACGACCCATACCCATGGGCGGGTGACGCTGGGCAGTGGCACTGACATGTACGACATGGACGAGCGGATCATTTATCTGCGGCGGGTGAAACTCGCCGGCCGCACGCTGCCGCTGGAGCCGATCGATTACCGGGATATGGATGCCCGAACCCCGGGCTGGGAGGACCACACCGGCACGGTATCCGCCTACGTGCGGGGGCTGGATTCCAGGAAGTTCCGCCCCTACCGCATTCCCACGGCCGCGGGCACCTGCATCCTGACCGTGGTGCGTGAGCCGCTGCTGCCGATGGTAGAGCCCGAGCATTCGCCGGAAATCCCGTCGCGCTACCACATCAATCTGTTGGAGTGGGTGTTTTACCGCGCCTACATGAAGAAGGACAGCCAAGCCTACGACGCGAACATGGCGGCGCAGCACCTGGCCCTGTTCGAGGCGGAGTTCGGCACCAAGGAGCGCGCCACGGCCTTCGAGGAAGAATGGGCGCGGAACAACCTGCCACATGACATCGAGGACGGAAATTTCTGATGGCGCAGTATGGGCAACCCGTTGAATTCAAGGAGTTCGATGGCCTGCGCAACACCACGGCACCGGAGCGGCTGGCGCTCTCCGAGTTGCAGGTGGCCGAGAATATCGACATTGACGACGCGAAGCGGATCACGCGGCGCGCGGGGCGCACCCAGCGCCTGAGCGGGGCAACGCATTCGCTGTGGGCCGATGGAAACCTCTGTCTGGCGGTGCAGGGCACCGACCTCTACCGGGTCAACGCGACCGGGAGCGAGGCCTACAGCAAGACCCTGCTGCGCAGTGGCCTGACTGCTGGGGCACGTTTGTCCTGCTGGGCAGTGGCGGGGGTCGCCTACTACGCCAACGGCTTCGAGAATGGCGTCATCCAGGGCGGGGCGCATCGCAGCTGGGGCCTCGAGATTCCGAGCGGACAGCCTGCGGCGTCGGCGATCGGGGGCAACCTGCCGCCGGGCCGCTACCAGTATGCGGTGACCTTCCTGCGTGACGACGGACAGGAATCAGGCACCGGAATGGCAGGCACGATCGAACTGACGGGGACCAATGGCATCGGATTCACCGGCATCCCGGTATCCAGTGACCCCACGGTGAGCCGCAAGGCCATCTACCTGACGCCAGCGGGGGCGGAGACGTTCTACCGCGCGCTGGTGATCGACAACGCGGAGACGGCCGCCCAGTATCGCAATGCCGGCCTGGATCTTCGGCTGATGCTGAACACCCAGTTCGGTGGTCCCGCACCCGTCGGACATCTGGTGTCCTACTTCCGCGGGCACACGCTGGTGGCGCAAGGCAACATCCTGTGGCGCTCGGAACCCTACCGGCATGAACTGTTCATGCTGCGGCGGGCGTTCAATGTGTTCCCGGCGGACATCAATCTGGTGGCGCCCGTCGAGGACGGCGTGTTCATCGGTGCAGACAAGACCTACTTCCTGCGCGGCACCAGCCCCGACAAGTGGGCGCTGGAAACCGTCGCGGGATACCCGGCAATCCCGGGCACGCTGGCCTACCAGCCGGCCGAGGGCGGGAGCATCGGCGAGGGCCTGCCGGGGCGTGTCGCCTTCTGGGCCAGCCCCAGAGGGCATTGCATGGGCACCACCGGCGGCACGTTTCGCAATCTCACGGAGGCCCGGTATTCCTATCCTTCCGCACAGCGGGGGGGCGGGATTCTGCGCCAGGGCAACGGCATCAACCAGTTCGTGGTCGCGCTCGAAGGCAGCGGCGTGGCCCACAACGCATTCAGTTAAGGAGACACCCCCATGGCACTTCGCATGAGCACGGCACTGCGCAACTACATCAATGCTGGCGGATCCCTACGCCAGGCCCTGAACGGCGGCAAAATCAAGATGTTCAGCGGGGCGCAGCCAGCCTCGGCCAATGACGCGGAGAGCGGCACTCTGCTGGTGACGATCACCAAGTCTGGCGGCACGCACACGTCCGAAGTGCAGGCGACAGGCACACTGTCGCTGGATTCCGGTGCCTCGGGCAATATTTCCTCGGTCAAGGTGAACTCCGAGGAAATCCTGAACGGCACGACGACCTTCAATTCCTCCCTCGCCCAGACCGCCTCGGACCTCGCGGCGGCCATCAACAACAACCCCCAGAACACCCGCTACCGGGCGCTGGCCACCAGCACGGCTGTGATCCTGACCGCCAATCGCGGGCTGGGCGCACTGGTGAACGGGCATGTCCTGTCCGGCACGGTGTCGACGATCGGCGCGACCTTTGGCACTATGGCCAGTGGCGTGACCCCGGTGAACGGCCTGAACTGGGCGGTGTCCAGCAATGGCACGATGACCAAGCGTTCGGATGAGTCATGGCAGGGCACCGCAGTGGCGGATGGCACGGCGGGCTGGTTCCGCTGGATCGCGGGCGTCTCGGATGCGGGTTCGGCGGATTCCACGGAAACCTACCTCCGGCTGGATGGTTCGGTGGCCGCCTCGGGCGCCCAGCTGAACGGTGCCACGGCAATCGCCAACGGCTCGGTCCAGACCATCACCGCCAACCAGCTTGTGATCGCCGCGTCCTGACATGAGTTTCCTGGATGGCGCCCTGACCATCCCCCTGCCGTCCATGGCAGGGGCCTTCGAGGACGACGGCAACCACGGCTATGCCGGCGAGTTCACGCTGCCCCTGTTCACGATGGAAGGGGCGTTCGCCGAGACAGAGAACATTCTGACCGGTCGTTTCGAATTGCCGCAGTTCACGATGCAGGGCGCGCTGCTGGCTGACGCCAATTACACGGGCGATATCCGGCTGCCGGGCTTCACGATGGCTGGCACCCTGGCCAATGGGCAGGCATTTGCCGGTGATCTGACGCTGCCCGGGTTCACGATGTCCGGCAACCTGTCGATGCTGGAGTGGACCGGGCAACTGGAACTGCCGTCCTTTTCCATGTCCGGCCGGCTCGCGGCTGCGGTATTGCCCACGTTCAAGACCTGGGTGGCCAACACCCGCCACGGCGCTCTGTCCGAATACACCAATTTCCCCTTCAATTCCTTCGCCCGGTTCAACGGCGAGTATCTGGCTGCCGGTGCGGGCGGCATTTACGGCCTGTCCGGTGATGATGATGCCGGCACCAGCGTGACCGCGCGCGTGCGGCTGGCCCTGACGGATCTGGGCATGGCCGAATTGAAGCGGATCGAGGAAGCATTCCTGTCCTACCGCAGCGACGGCCGGCTGGTGCTGCGGCTGGTGGTCGACGGTGGGTTGACCCATGAATACCCTCTGGAGCCCACGGGCAAGACCGGCATGTATCAGGCGCGCGTGAAACTCGGCAAGGGCTTGAAGTCGAATTACATCTGTCTAGAGATCGAAAATTTCGAGGGCGCAGCCTTTGACTTCGATTTGCTGAGAATCAGGCCCGTGGCCCTGTCCCGCTGGGTGGGCTGATGCCCCTGCGGCTCAAGATTGACCCCGGCGGGGAGTGGTTGCTGCCCTTTGCCAAGAAAAAACTCCGCGACCTCAAGGCCGAAATGAAGCGGCTGGGCGTGAACTTTCGGACAAAGTGGTTTCAGATCACGGATGCCGAGCGGATATTCCTGCAGTCGCAGTGGGTGGCGGGGGATGTGTGGCTGGATGTGATCAGGATATCGGCCGGCGGCGGGTTTGATTTTTATTATGCGAATCCCTCGGTGACGTTTGATGCCGAAGATGCGCAGTCGCAGATCGAACAGATCGACGCTATCCTGGCGAGCCCGGAAACACTGGCCGCGCTGGCGCTGCTTACCGGAACTACTGTGGAAGCATTGACGGCATCGCTTCTGCAGCAGAAGTCTGAACTGCAGAGTCAACTGGAATCTGGTTCGACCTCGGTGCCCGGCCGGATATCGATGTATGCCTTGAATGTGGACGCGCCGAAAACCTATCCGATAAACCACGTTGCAAATATTGCAACTGATTTGACAAGGTTTGTGCGAGGGGGCGGTGATCCCCAAAAGCAAGTGTTGAAAGCGATGTCGGCCGGGGTGGATGGCAACGGCGATCCGGCCTATACGATTCTGGACAGGGCGGGCCAGCAGAGATTCACGGCAGAAATCGCGGCTGGTTACACGTTCATGCGGGATCCGCAGTTATCAGGCAACCGAATTGGCGTCACCATGTTGAATACGGACATTCTGGGCGACGAGCGCACCTTGCTTACGGATGGTGCCCAGGTGCGGTTCCTTGGCGAGGTATCTACCAGCAACATCAAGCTGGTTGCCACGGATGACGATTTTTTCGCCGTATATGCCGTCAGTGTGGACCGGGTGGGGTCGTTATCCAAGGTGGTCAGCCTTGCGCGCGGCGAACTTCTGGCCACCGATGCGGACGAGATCATTACCGAGATCGCGGCAAACCAGCACGACATCTGCTTCCTTCGATGGCTGGCCTTCGGCACTCTGGATGTTTATATCGATGATCAGGTCGTGCATTCCGTGGCGAATGATTCTGGAGCGTTCAAGGTCAAGGCGTTCAAGGACGGTTTTGTGGTGGCGCATGCCAATGTGCCGTTCGACCTGTTTGGGCTGGTTAGCCTGCCCAATCCGATACTGCTGAAATTCGTGACATTCAGCAGAAGCCCGGAAACCGGACTGTACACCGAATCGTCATTCGAGCATTCGATTGAAATCAATGGCTCTGGCGGCGAACTGCGCGGAGCGACGCTAGAGGTCGATAGTCACGGCGTCGGGTATTTGTACTGGCAAATATACGATGAGGGTGCCGGGCCGGATGAAGTCACACATTCGAGAATCTATAAATCAGATGGGACTGTGGTCACGGTGAAGGAAGCCGCTGACGCATCGGATTACTATAGGCCGATTGTGTTCTCTGCTTCACTGAAAGACACCTGCGCGTTCCTTGTGCAGGGCGAGCAGGCCCCGCATTCGTTTTATCAGTTTCCAGAACTGAAAATCATCAAAGGGGATGGCGCCGAGGTAACATTCGCGTCTGACACATATTTCTCGCCTGCGTTTGTGGGGACTACCAGTGACGCTGCAGGCGTCGGAAACAGCAACGATTTTTACAGTAATGTGCTGGTCGGGCAGAACACCACTCAGCAGATGTTCGGCTCCCGCGATGTGGCCTATTTCCCAGTTACTGATCCGGCAGGGAAATTTCTGCTGGGTTCCGATGGCTCGAAACTTCGCACAGATGATTCAGAGTTCGCACCGGGAACGCCAGCACAGGTTGCGTATGTGACCAGGAATGACAAAATTTATGCGCTCGGCGTGGGCTCTGACTTATCAGAGTCTGGTGGGTATCACGTCGCCACAGATGGCAGCACTCGGAAAAGTTACAAACCTCAGAGTAAGTTTTGGGCGCCGATACCCTGCAACCTAGCCCGGCTCAAGGATTTTGAATACTGGGCCTCTCTTGAGGAGGACCAGTAGGATCAACGCCAACGACCGTCCTTCTGATACATCTGGTCTTTGCGCTTCTGTTCTTCCAGGTGGGCGGCGGAGCGGCGACCGGTTTCTTCTTGGCGATTGAGGGCTCGTTGCAGGTTCGGATCCATTAGATGCCGGCAGTCTTGAATGGATTTCCCGGATTTCCTGCATTCGCTGTAGGGATCGGGTTGTTTCTGCGCGGCAACGGGTGCAGAAAACAGCAGGGCAGCACAAGTCAAAAACAGGGTGGTTTTCATGGGCTCCTCCATGGAGTGATCAGAGTCCAGTGTAGCGCAATTCGAGAGAGGTTTGTCGATGGCGACAGTTCCGGAAATCATTACAGATCAACAAATTACTGCCAATAACTACCTGACTCAAGCGCAGGGGTTCATTGATAAAGTCGCCAATCTAGCCAACACCGAGTTCACCGTGTCGATCCCGGCGAGCCTTGGTTTCGGTCTGACTGACTACACCGATGACGCGCTGGACAAGATCAACAATCTGCGCCCGGTAAAGCCGATATTCGACGACATCGAAGTGCTGTCGCCGACCGCGCCGATCATATCGTTTGCCGACATCGACCAGTCCATCCTGAACCAGGTCAAGGCCAAGCTGGCCACGGATCTGGCGGACGGCGGGTACGGCATCGACACCAACGACGAGGCCATGCTAGTCCAGCGGGAGCGGGACCGGGAGGATTCGATCGCGCTGTCCGAAGCCGATGAAATTACCCGGGCCTTCGCGGAGGGCGGGTTCCCGCTGCCGCCGGGGGCCATGTTCAATGCCCGGGAGCGCGCGCTGCAGAACCGCGGCAACAAACTGTCGAGTGTGAACCGGGACATCGCACTGCGACGGGCGCAACTGTATGTTGAGAATCGGCAGTTCGCCATAACCCAAGCCCAGAACGTCCAGCAGGTGCTGGTGGCCCTGCACCGGCTGTTTGTGGATCAGGCGCAGGCCATCCTTGCACTGTTCCAGAGCCAGATCCAGAAATACCGGGCTGACGTGGATGCGGACGTGGAAGTGCTGCGCGCGAATCTGGGTATCTACACGGCAGACGTGCAAGCATTCAACGCCTCCATCAGCGCAATCGCGGAAGCCTACCGGCTCAAGAATTCGGAGCACCAGCTGAACAACGCCTGGAATATTCAGGTCGTGCGCTCGAAGCTGGAGGAGGCGGAACTGCAACTGCGGAAACAGGTGTCCAGTGCGACGGTGCGCAATTCGGCGGCCCAGTATGGCGCCCAGTACTACCTCGGCGCGATTACCGCGGCGCTGGGTTCAATCAACACCTTGGCGGCCCAGACCGCAACCGATTCGTAACAGGAGCCCGGAATGAATATTCTTGATGACGCGATCAAGTCGACGCAGCGGATTACCCCGCCCAAGACGTACGGGACGTTTCAGCCCAAGTCCGCACCGAACGTGGTCCCGCCGGCATTGCAAACGCCGCCAACAACGCCAACCTCCATGCAAAATCAGCCGGCGCTGAAATCCAGTTTGGGCTCTGCTGCTGGGCGCGTGCTGGGTGGTGGCATCACGGCGGCCGGCGCGGTCAACACGATCAATGCCGAGAACACGGCGGACAGGGTGGGTGGCGTCGCGCAGGCGGCACAGGGTCTGCTGACGATGGCCAAGCCGGCTGCGGGGCTGTCGGTCCCGGTGCTGGCCGCCGCTGTGCCCGGCATGGTGGCTGATTATTTCAGGGGGAAATATGACGACGTGCCCCGTGATGAGGTCGCCCGACAGGCTCAACCAGTGCCGCCGGGTATTCAGGACATCCGCGGGCCGGCGACGATGGAATACGCCCAGAAGCGGGCGCGGCAGTTCAATGCGCCCCCCCAAGTGACGCAGGCTACTCCGGCTGCTGCGCCGGCGACCACGGCCCAGCCCGCCGCCCCCAATGCGGCGGCCCAGATGTTCAGCCAGCCGATTACCAAGGCACAGACGGGCGGAATTCAGGTGCCGCAACTAGCTACGCCACCGGCCAAGCGGGAATTGCCGCCCCTGCCGCAACTGCAGGCTGGCCAGAACCAAAACATTTTCAGCGCGCTCATGAACCTCAACAACGACATGGGCAACTTCCAGAGCACGCGGATCGCCAACCGGCAGGCGCAGACTGAGTTCAATAATGCGCTGGAGGCCGGCAAGTACAACATTGACGCGCTGTCGAAGATGACCAACATCCAGACCACGTTCGACGACAACGAGCGTAAAAACCTCGACACGGAAATCAAGACCCGGGCCGCAGAGGCCGCGCGCATCTTGGCGTCCGGCCAGTTCGACAAGGCGCAGGAATCAGGACTGCGCATCCTGGCGGGTATGGAGAAGGGCAAATTCTCGCCAGCCGTGATCTACGGTGAAATGGACCCGAACACCGGCCAGCAGCAGAAGATGACGGTGGCCGTGCGTGATGACGGCACGGTGGTCCCGCTGCAGGTGCCGGGCTTCAACACTGGCCCCAGCGCCAAGACCGTGGCCAAGGCGGACTTCCAGAAGTTCGTGAAGGACAACGGTTACTCGGAGGCGCAGGCGCGTGCCTATCTGGAAAAACAGGGTTTCAAGGTGGAGGGGTAAGAATTGGTCAACGTCCCGAAAAACCTGCCGATCCCGTCCGTCGAGACTGATCGTAGCGGCGTGCTCGAAAAGTACGGCATCGCTGCGCCTACCGCATCGACGTCGGCGGGGGATGTAATCAAGGAACTGGCTGCGGGCGCGACCTCTGGCGTAGGCATGACCGTCAAGGGGGCGGGTGTCGCCATTGACGAGGCCATCGCCAAGGTCCGCGGCAAGCGGGAGCCGACACGGATTTTCGGGCGCGATCCGCTGGAGGGCGTGACCAAGAGCATCCGGGAGTCCAAGACCCTCGAAGGTGAAATGGCGATGCGGGATTCCACCCCGGAGGGCGACCTGTTCAAGCCGTCCACCTGGTCACTGGGCAAGTATCCGTCTATCGGCGGGTATGCCCAGCAGGCGGCAGCGGTGTTCGGCCAGTTTGCGCCACAGCTGGCGGTCGCGGCCGGCATGCGCAAGGCGTCTCCTGGCACGCAGATGGCAGTGGGTGCCGGTGTGGGTGCAGCACAGGGCGGCGGCGCAGGGGCATCTGAGGAGGGTGAGCGCATCCGCGGCATGAAGCATGAGGACTTGATCGCGGGCTCTCCGGAGTATTCCAACCTGCTGAGTCGCGGCCGTTCCCCGGAGCAGGCCAAGGAGGAACTGGCGCAGATCGCCGAGGCGGGCGGTGCGCTGGGTGCTGCCGTCCCGGCATCCTTGGGTGGTGTCGCCGAGCAGGCGCTGCTGCGCGGGCGCATCCGCATCCCGAAGCTGGGCGGACCAGTGACCACGGCGGCGGGTGCTGCAGTGGGTGGTGGTCTGTTCGAAGGCGGGCAGGAAGTGGCCGAGGGCGTGGGCCAGCGGCTTGTCTCGGGCTTGGCGACGGGCGAAAGCCGGGATCTGACGGAAGAATCGTTCGCCAATGCGGTGTTGGGCGCCATAGGCGGCGGCGCACTGGCTGGGGGTGTCAGCATCATCAATGGTGAGAGCCGGCGAGTGGATGACGAGCCGGGGCAGCCTGTGGCCACCCCAGAAGCCACCCCAATGGCCACCCCAGCAGGCCCGGTCAGCCGGGCGGCTGCGGTGGCGACAGGGGGTTCTGGCGAGGCCAGCAATACCCTGTTCGGCTTCACCCAGGAAGGCGCGAACAAGCGCGCGGAACTGCTGACTCAGCAGGGCACGCCGTCCAAGGTAGTCCCGCACCCGACCCGCGAGGGCCGGTTTGCCGTGATTCCTGACCAGTACGGCGCGGCGATGGACGACCGGGGCCGCATCGAGGCGCTGCTGGGCGAGGCGAATACCCTGATCGACGCCATGCCGGAAGGTGGCGTTACCTTGCCGCGGGGTGTGGTGACGCGGCTGCGCGAGATTGACGGCGAGCTCGAGGAACTGCGGGACAAGGTGGCGCCGCAGAAAGCCGGGAAACTGTCCGAGGGCAAGGTACTGGGCGAGAGCGATGAAGCCCAGGGGCAGGACATCCCGATCGAACAGCGCGTGAAAGCGGCGCTCGAGGTTCCGCCCTTCCAGCGCACGGCACGCGATCTGCTGATCCTGCGCCAGAACCGCATGCTGGCCGAGAAACTGCAGGCCGAGGCCCAGACCCCGGACATTGCGGCAGCCGAAGGGGTGTTCGGCCAGAAGGTCGAGCGCGTCGACGACCGCGCCCATGAGGCGGCGACGTCGCCCCAGAATGACCGGCCGGAACCGACTGACGCCCAGAAAGAGGCGGGCAACTACAAGAAAGGCCCCGCCAAGGTTGGCGGCCTGAATGTCGCCATCGAGAATCCCGTGGGCTCTGTCCGTCGCGCCAAAGCGGATGCGCCGAAGCAGTGGGAAACCACGATGCAGGCGCATTACGGCTACTTCAAGGGCAAGGGCGTGCGCGCCATTGCGCCGGACAAGGATCGCGTCGACACCTTTATCAAGCCCGGCACGCCAGCCGATTACGACGGCCCGGTGTTTGTGGTCGACCAGAACCGGGAAGATGGCCAGTACGACGAGCCCAAGGTGATGGTGGGGTACGGCAGCGAGGCCGAAGCCCGTGCGGCCTACCTGGCTCACTACGAAGCCGGCTGGGAGTCCCGAATCCGCGGCATCGCCGGGCTGACGATGGACCAGCTGCGCACCAAACTGCGCAAGCGTCGGAGTTTCATGAAACCCATGTCCGACCTGGCTGCGCTGCAGGATCCGGAAATGCGCGGCGAACTCGAGCGCATGGCCGGGGAAACCGGCTGGGCGGAAATCGGTGGCCGGATGATCCGCGACACGGAGGGCAATGTCGCTGACCGGACCAAGTGGGTGCCGCGCGCGGCGTGGTGGCCGGGTCGCCCGGATGGCATGAGCGAGGACGGGGTGAAAACGGCCGTTCGCAAGGCCCTGGCCGGGGAGGAACTGAGTCCGGGCGAGCGCCGGATGGTCGAATACCTGATCCAGCAGGCCCGGCTGGAGCGCGCCGAATTCGACGCCCAGAGCGCGGCCACCGAGGAATACACGGACGAGGAACTGCGGGCGGTCGGATTTGACGAGGCCACGGAGCAGGAACAGAATGATGCGCTCGAACTGGCGGACGACATCGTGTCATCCGTCTCGCCGAGCGGCTGGGCAACCATGTCGGAGGCGGACCGTGAAAAAGAACTTGATGACATTTTCGGAGAAAAACCGGCTGCGCAAAAAGGCCAAGAAGGTGAGCCCGAAAGCGCGGGAGATGGCGCGCAAGCTGGCCCGCCTCAAACTGGACCGCCTGGCGAAGTCGTAGCGACCGAGGCCGCCGACCAGACGCCACCGCAAGGTGGCGTTTCTGTTTCTGGGGCCGAGTTCTGGCAGTGGCAGCGCAATGCCCAGGGTGGGCAGGCTTTCGGCAACAAACAGCGCATCGAGCCCATCACGGCCGAATTGTGGGATCAACATGTCCGGCCACGGACCCAAAAAACCATCCGTAGCTTCAATGAATGGAAAATCAAGAATCCAGATGCTACGCATATCAGCCTGATTGATCGCGCTGACGGTAAAACTATTCCCGGAAATCCGTTTGTAGGATCTGTGGAAAGTCTGCGGCCATCAAAAGATGCCATTGCAAAGGGTTGGGTTCGGCAAGTTGAGTCGATTGATTCCGACGAAGCCCGTCAGTTTGGTGGGACTGCAGATGCTGATGAAGTAAGCACCGTAACTGCCATGCGCGACGCACTTCTTGGCCTGATTGATGCAAAGGAATCTATGAACGCCATCGGCACCATCAAGGATGCCGGCGAGAAAGCGGCAGCCATGACCGAAGCCAAGGCCGGTCTGGAGAAGGCGCAGGCCGCAATGCGTAAAGCCTATGGCAAAGACGAGGCGACACCGCTGCTGGAAATGTCGGTGACTGAGTTGTACGACCTCTACGAAGCTGCGGCAGGCATCAGGCGAGAGGAAGTTGATGTATCCGAGACTGCCGGTCCGCAGATGCGCCCCCTGGTATTTCGCATGGACAACGGCAGTTCGATGCCCGTGGAATCCGTCGAGGATGCTGTAGGCGAGGGTGAGGCTGGGACGGTGATGCGGGGTGATAGGGCGGTGGCAAGGATATCAGCCGCCGGCCAAATCACGCCCCTGTCTGAGGGTGATGTCATTGAAGGTAAATCTTCTCGGGTAGATGACAAGCCGCAACTCGAACTGACCGGCGAAACCCCCGCAGACCTTACCGCCAAAGCCCAGCAGGAGGCCGCGCGCCAGATGGCCGAGGCCGCCAAGGCGCTCAAGGAAACCGCGGACCAGATGCGGGAATCGTTCACGCTGACCGGCAGCAACCGGACAGCCGACGAAGCCGCCGCGCGCGGGCAGGGCGACCTGCTGGCGTCACCGGCGGAGCCGCAAGAACAGAAGCCGAAAAAAGCCTTCACCTTCGCCATCAAGCCGGTCGACGGCGGTTTCGTGATCGAGAGCGACGACGGCGGCGGCATGGTCATGGCCGGACGTCCCGGCCCCGGCATCCTGAACAACACGCCGCCCAGGGTGTTCCCGACGCGCGACGAGGCGCTGACCTACATGCGCGACAAGGGCATGACGTTGGCCACAGAAAAGCGGGCCGAGGCTCCGGCGAAACCGGCCTCCGGCGGCACCGATGATGTCGGCGAAAACCTGTGGTACAACCGCCGGAACTTCACTGGCAAGGCGATTACCTGGAACGATGTCGAGGGGCTGAACGACACCCTGCGCGTCAAGGAGGTCGTGAAATCGAAGGTCTGGCCGCGGCCGGACTATGAGCAGCTGGTGAATGATGGGATGCAGCCGTTCTTTGCGCGCATGCTTAAGCAGGTTTACGACGGCATTGCCACGGAGCCCGCTGGTAAGACGGATGCCGACCTGCAGCGGTACATCGATGTCGTCGGTCGCGTGCGGGAAGCCGTGTTCGACTGGGCGAAGGACAACAACGCCAACCGTGAATTCATGAATGGCCTGCTGCCCATGATCGAGCGCGCCCGGGCACGCACCATCAGCCTCATGGATCTCTCCAAGCCCAGCGGCATCAAGGACGTGATTCTGGATCGCGTCTGGCCGGGACACGCCGATCGCGGATTTTTCCGGGGTGAGGCGGCCGCAGCGGAAGCGCGCGCTATCGGCGGCAATCGTGCACTGCGCCACCTGCAGTTCGACATGGACGACGCCATAAATGCGATGAAGGATTTGGACAAGGGCTGGCCGGCGAAACAGCAATCGTGGCAGCGCCAGGGCATCACCATCAAGCCGGCGTCCGGCACGGACATCAGCGAGGGCGGCTATACCGAGAATGGCGTCCGGGTGACGCGCTGGTTCGTCAACACGACGGCCGGCTTCCGCGGCCGGCAAATCAGTGAACACGGCAGCCGCGAGGAGGCCGAGGCTGCGAAGGCGGCGCTCAAGCCCTTCCTGCTGCTGGACAAGCGCAACCGGCTGATGAGCCAGCACGACACCCAGGCCGAGGCCGAGGCTGCGGCACGCGAGTCCGTGAAGCGCGAATCCGGCATGCGTGACACGCGCGGCATGAACATATCGAGAGCCGAGCGCACCGGCCCGGATCGCCGGGCGGCTGACGAGGACGTTTCCGCCGAGCGACTGATGGAAACCTTTGGCTTCCGGGGCGTGAACTTCGGGCGCGAAGGCTGGATCAACAAGAATGAGCGGCAGGTGTATCTGAATCATGCCTACGACGGGCTGATGGATCTGGCGGACATCCTGAATGTGCCGCCCAAGGCATTGTCGCTGGACGGGCTGCTGGGCATCGCCTTCGGCGCACAGGGTCGTGGCGGCAGCGCGGCGGCGCACTTTGTGCCGGGCGTGAACGAAATCAACCTGACCAAGACCATGGGCGCCGGCACGCTGGCGCATGAGTGGGGGCATGCCCTGGATCACTACTTTGGTGTGCAACACGGCGCGGCAAAAAGCGCATCGCCGTTCATGTCGGCGCAGTTGACCGGCTTGAAGGACAGCACCATTCGCCCGGAAATACTGGCGCTGTTCAGGGGTGTGGTGCAGGCGATGGAGCGCAAGCCTTTGACGGCGGCCGAAGTCGAGCAGCGCAAGCAGGAGACGATCGATCGCGCCAAGCGCAACGTCGAGGGCTGGGGCAAGAACATCCGCGCCTCGCTGACCAATGCGATCAAGGGCGACAGCCGGGATCAGGTGCTGGCCGAGTATGGCCAGTTGCTCGAGCGGCTGTTGCGCGGCGACGTGGGCGAGGGTTACGTCCAGTCCGGGAATATGTCGGTGAGCCCGACCATCGCCCAGGTCCGCAACCTGTTTAAGGAATCCACCGGCCGGCTGCTGAACACGGACGACACCAAGGCGCTGGAGGCCAATGCCCGCTGGCTGCGGTCTGCCCTTGCCGGGAAAGAGGCGACCGACGCGCATATCCCGCAGGGCGCGACGACGTACTCGAGGGAATCGTATGCCGCAGACAGGGCCAAGTCCAAGAGCGGCGGGAAACGCTACTGGTCGACCCCGTGGGAAATGTTCGCCCGCGCCTTCGAGATGTACGTGGCATCCCGGCTGGAAGCGCAGGGGCAGGCCAACACCTTCCTGTCCGATGCGGCACTCCGGGCCGATATGCCGAACCGCGAGGGCACCGGCTTCGCCTACCCCTACCCGAGGGGCGAGGAGCGCACCGCCATCAACGAGGCCATCGGCAAGCTGGTGGCCGAGATCAAGACCCGGGAAACCGATCGGGGCGTGGCGATGTTTTCCCGGTCAGAAGGCATTGATTTTGCCGCTGATTTTGTGACGGAACTGGCGGCGCACGATGAACTGTTCCGGCACCGGGTCAGCGCATCGACGGATTTGGGCACAGTCTTTGAGGAGGTCGCGCCGACCTATCGTTTCATGGGCGACGACACCAGGGCCGACGAACGGAACGAATCCGGGGCGGATCGCCGCTATGCCGTAGTCACGCCAAAACGCAAGGTATTCCACATTTACGAGCGCGGGAACGAGGTCTGGATTGATGTCAGCCGGCTGGACCCCGGCGAGGGCGGTAATTTCGTCTATGCAGCCGTCCTGAATTACGCCCACAACGCCAAAAAAGTCCTGATCGGCGACCCGGCTGCGGTGTCTCAGGATGCTGTGGTGCGCCGCACCGTGGCCATGCTGTCCTCGGCCCTGCGGTTTGGCACGACCCGCCACATGCGCCCGGCAGCCGAGCAGACCGAAGGCAATCCTGCGGCTGGCATCGCACCGCTGGAATGGGGGTCTGACGAGGCGCAAAACGTGCGCAATCTCATAGACACCTTCCTGCAGACGACCTACAATCAGAATCCAGAGATTGAAGGTATCCGCTATGACTTCGCCGGCAGGAAATTTGTTGAAAACGGAAAGCCGGTTACCCAAGACCGGTTCAATGAACTTGCCGCAACTTTCCGCGACCGAACGGGAAGATCGGGTCAAGCGTCTATTCGCCGAGCTGGCCTGCTCCAGTCCCTTGTACGCAGCGAAAGTGGCGAAAGACCCGGATTACTTCAAGACGTATTCCGTAGGGGCGCCGAACATGTTTCCCGAGGAATGGCTGCACATGGACCCGAAGGAAGTGGCCAAGAACTTCCGAATCTGAGAGGCGCCTTCTCTCGCACCGAAGCCCCCGAAAGGGGGCTTTCTGTTTCTGAGCGCCGAACTGTTCAGCGCGTTGAGCAGTGGATTGCCGGTCCGCTGTCGAAACTCAAGAACATCCGTGACGTACGTGTCGTTTATCGGCAATCCGATATCCCCTATGTTGGCGACCGGCTGCGATATTTGAACAGCGTCGCCAATCAGGACGCTGCTGCGCTACGCGAGTGGATAGGGTTCGTGGACCGCCCTGTTGAGGCGTTTTACGACGGCAAAACCATCTGGATGGTGGCCAGTTCACTGCCGACACAAAAGCGCGCGCTGGAGGTTCTGGAGCATGAAGCGGTCGGGCATTTGGCGGTGGATGCCATGCTCAACGAGGCCGATCCGAAACTGAGGGCGAGGCTTATCCGGCAAGTTCAGTTACTGGATGCCGGCGGCAACAAATACATCCGGGGGCTTGCGGCCATTGTTGACTCTCGCCAACCGGGCCTGAAAAAGGATCAGCGCGCCGCCGAAATCATTGCTTTGGTTGCCGAGCGCGGCGACCAGGTGGATTCCGTGCGGTCGATTTACCGCCAGATCATTGACGGCATCAAGGCGTTCTTCAAGCTGGTATTTGACCGCAATCTGTCGGACTCTGACGTGCGGGACATCGTGTCGATGGCGGGCCGCTGGGCGCAGGGCGAGGCGCATGTCACGGAAGTTGTGGATGGGGTGCGGCAGTCGGTTGGCGTCGATATTTTCAGCCGCGCCGAAGCCGGGGTTTCGGACACCATCGACGTAGACGGTAATCCGCGCCCGCGCCTGAACAGCGAGGGCCGTCCGATCGCGCAGTCCGACCAGACGGAAACGCCAGCGTTTTTGAATTGGTTTAAAGGCAGCAAGGTGGTCGATGCAAATGGGAAACCGTTGGTGGTGTATCACGGGACCGGAGCCGATTTCACGGCATTTGACCGTGCCAAGGCTAAACGCGGGAACCTTGGCGATGGTTTTTACTTCACGCCAAACCCGGAGGAAGCCAACGCTTTTGCCGGGAAATCCACCTTCAATAAGGATGGCGGGAATGTAATCCCGGCGTACATCAGCTTGCAAAACCCGGCCATTGTACGCGGCGCGGATACAGGTGCGGAACGTGCGGGCCACGATGGGATTATTCAGGTTGGTGACGACGGACGCATCAAAACGGTGGTCGCCTTCCGCCCCGAGCAGATCAAGTCCGCAGTCGGCAACCGCGGCACCTTCGACCCCGGCAACGCGGATATCCGGTTTTCGCGCGCCGCTGTCGAACCCATCCGCGCTCGGCTGATCGAATCCATCAAGTCGCTGGGTGTCACCGGCGAACTCGCGCAGGACGAGGGTGTGCTGAATGTCTGGAACAAGACGGTTGGCACGCCGGAACTGGTGGCGCGCAAAAACCCGGCCTTTGCCAAGGTGTTCTGGGAGGGGCAGGAATACCTGAACGATGTCAACCGCTTCGTGAGCGAGGCGGAGGAAATGCTGCCGTCGTGGTTCAAGGGTCAGGACATTCTGTCGCGCTGGTTCGATCGGGTAAGGGGCAAGGAAGTCGCGCAGGCCGAGAAGGCGACCGAGGCGCTGCTGGACGGCACGCTGGACAACAAGGTATTCACGACCGAGGAACTGCGCGCCCGCGGCTTGTCGGACAAAGAGATCGGGATGTATGAGGAAGCCCGGCGGGCGATCGACACGATGATCGAGAAGGTCGGTCTGTCGGTCATCGCCAAGGTGGCGCCCGAGTATGCACCAGTGGTCGAGCAGATGATGGCGACCTACCGCGCGCACCAGCAGGACGGCCTCGAGGCCATGATGGGGATTGGCGAGGCGGAACTGAAAGCCGAGATCGCCGCGCTCCAGCAGCGCAAGCTGGCCGGCGAGGCCGTCGACCCCGAGATCAAGGCGGCGCAGGCCAAGCTGGACGACTGGCAGGTGGTTCTGCGGTCCTTCGAGCGGATCCACAAGCTGCAGGAGAACGGCTACTTCCCGCTCTCCCGCTTCGGCAGCCACTACGTCAATGTGATGGATCCGCACGGCGAGACGGTCGAATTCCGGATGTATGAGACGGACGCCTTTGCCCGCATCGGCACATCCCAGATGGCCAAGAAATACCCCTCGAACTACCGCATCGAGCGGGGCACAGTGAGCCAGGACACCCCGGAACTGTTCAGGGGGCTCACGCCGGAATCCGTTGAACTGTTTGCCGAGATTGCCGGCCTGTCGAAAGACCCGGTGATGCAGCAGTACCTGAAAGAGGCGGTAGCCAATCGGTCCATGCTCAAGCGCATGATTCACCGCAAGGGCACGCCGGGCTACTCCAAGGATGCTGTGCGAGTGCTGGCGGATTTCATTTCCAGCAACGCCCGGTACTGGAGCCGGCTGAGTCACTTCGACAAGCTGCAGGAATACGCGCACGACATCCGGGGCGGGGAGTTGCGCGATTACGCGATCAGCCTGGTGAAATACCTGCGCGGCGATGACGGCCGCGAGGAATTCCAGAAAACCCGCGGTTTCCTGTTCTTCCAGTACATCGGCGGCAACATCAGTTCGGCGCTGCTGAACCTGTCTCAGGTGCCGATGTTCACAGCCCCCTGGCTGACCCAGCACACCAATGCGCTGAACGTCGGCCGGCTGCTGACCCGGGCCTACAAGATGGCGGTGCTGGAGCCCGCTCAGATTCAGGGCGAACTGGGCGAAGCCTTGCGGCTGGCCGAGGAGGAGGGCATCACCGACCCGCAGAACGTCTACACCACCATGGCGATCGGCTCGGGCTCGAAGGTGGCGCGGATACGCGCGTTCTCAGGGCTTTTGGATGCCTGGGCATTCCTGTTCAGCAAGGCGGAAACCCTGAACCGGCGGACCACCTTCATCGCGGCGCACGAACTGGCGACCAGCCAAGGGAAACACGGCAAGGAGGCCTTCGATTTCGCGGTGCAGGCGGTGCAGGACACCCAGTTCATCTACAACAAGGGGAACCGGCCCCAGTGGGCGCGCGGCATCGGCGCCATCCCGTTCACCTTCAAGATCTTCCTGGTAGCGGCGCTGGAATTCATTTTCTCGAAAATGCCGCCCAAGCAGGCTGCCATGGTGCTGGCCCTGATGCTCTTGGCGGCCGGGCTCGAGGGGCTGCCCTTCGCCGAGGATCTGCAGGACATCATCGACGGCTTGGGCCAGAAGCTGGGCTATCCGACGAACTCGAAACGCTGGCTGGCGGAGAACCTGCAGGCGGCTTTCCAGGAGTGGCTGGGGTTGCCCCCGCAGACCGCGCTGTATGCAGCGGAAATGGTCCGCCGGGGCGTGTTTGCCAACACCCCGCTGGCCAGCATGGGCGCCCGGGTGGGCATGGGCAACCTGATCCCCGGAACCGCCATGCTGCAGACCGGCCGGGATCCCGGACGCGACATCATGGAGGCCATCGGGCCGGCGGCAGGGTTTGCGGGGAACGTGGCGCAAGGCATGGAACTGGCTGCCCGCGGGGAATACGCCCGGGCCGCAGAACGGGCCCTGCCGTCTGGCGTGGCCAACATGTTCAAGGGCGCCCGCCAGTTTGAGGCTGGGGAGGAGGTCACCCCCTACGGCCGGCGCGTGGCGCCGGTGTCGAAGCCGGAGGCGGCGCTGCAGGCCATCGGCATCTACCCCGGCAGCCTGGCCAGAACCCGTGAGCGGGAACAGATGATCAAGCAGGATGAACTGTACCTGAAAACCGTCGAATCCCGGATCGCCAACAAGTGGGCCAGCGGCATCGTGTCGGGTGACCCGGAGAAGGTGCGAGAAGCCCAGGAAGAACTGCGGGCGCACAATCAACGCAACCCGAATGCGCGCATCCGGATTACGCCGCAACAAGTCTATGCGCGGGTGAGGAATATGCGCCGCGAAGGACTGGCATCAACCATCCGCAGTGTCGCACCCGAGCGCCGGGCCGATGCGCGTGAGTTCCTGAACAACTGAGGTCGTCATGAGCAAAACACTGTTAAAGCAGCCGGCCGAGTCGAGGATTTACACCATGGACTTCTCGGCCAATCTCGGGTCTGGTGAGTCCGTCAGCACCATTGATTCGGTCGCGGCAAGCCCCAGCGGACTGACCATCGAGGACCAGGCGGTGACTGCGGACGGCAAAAAGATCCAGTTCAGGATCTCAGGCGGCGCCGATGGCACCAGCTACAAAATCACCGCCACCGTCAACACATCGTCGGAAAACATCCTCGAGGGCGATGGCATTTTGAACGTGAAGCAAATTTAATCGGGAGAATCCCATGAGCAAAGGCAATACATTCGAGAATGACCTGCTGAAGCTGATTTTTAACGCCGACGCGATCGCCAACATTGCGGACAACGCCGCACCATCCCCGTTGACGAATCTGTATCTCGCCCTGCATACCGCCAATCCGGATGAGACGGGCGACCAGACCACCAGCGAGACGGCATACACCGGCTATGCCCGGCAGGCCGTCGCGCGATCGGGTTCCGGGTTCACGGTTACCGGCAATTCGGTGAGCCCGGCTGCCAACGTGGATTTCCCGGAATGCACCGCGTCACCTGGTAATCCCATCACGCATTTCTCCATCGGCACGGCGGCCTCTGGCGCCGGCAAGATCCTCTACAAGGGCGCGATTTCCCCGAACATCACGATGGCGATTGGCGTGATCCCCAGGGTCAAGTCGACCAGCACGGTCACCGAGGACTGATAGTCCATGGCCCTGGTAATCAAGGATCGGGTCAAGGAGACGTCGACTACCACCGGCACCGGCACGCTTACGCTACTCGGGGCCGAAACGGGGTTCGATGCGTTCTCTGAGATTGGGAACGCCAACACCACTTACTACTGCATCCAGCACCAGTCTGCAGACGAGTGGGAGGTCGGCATCGGCACGTACACCGCTAGCGGCACTACGCTGTCGCGGGACACGGTGCTTGCGTCGTCGAACGGCGGCGCGGCGGTCGATTTTTCTGCGGGCACGAAGGATGTATTTGTCACGGTGCCTGCGAGAAGGCTCCCATTATCTGCCGTTCTTTCCCGTAGTAGCAACACCATCCTTGGCGTTCCAGATTACGCCAAAACCCTGATCGCCACCTCCACCTACACGCAGACACTCACCGCCGCCGCCACGCTGGGTGACGGCTGGTTCATCGACATCATCGTCGACAGCGGCGCCACGCTGACCCTCGACCCGAACAGCACGGAGACGGTGGACGGCAGCGCGACCAAGGCGATTGTCGGGCCTGCGCAGGGGCGGCTGGTGTGCAATGGGACGCTGTTTCGGACGATTGGGTTTAATGCGGCCATTACAGAAACCGCTTGGACAGACTACTCGGCAACCTCAACCGTTGTCGGGTGGTCGAGTTTTTCAACGAAGCAGATTTACTACAAAAAGATGGGCCGCACGGTGTTCGTGCAGTTTTCTTTGGTCGGGACGAGCAACGCAACAACCGTAACTTTCACGCTGCCGTTCACTTCCAGTAATACAGTCGGGTCATCTACCGCTATTCGCGCACGCGACAACACAGGAACCCCAGTGGGGGGTGTCGCTGTCATCCCCGCAAACTCAGCTACCGTGGAGTGCTGGCGTGACATTGCTTTGTCTGCATGGACAAACAGTGGCAATAAATACGTTATCGGCACCTTGACTTACGAAGCCAACTCATAAGGAGAAGTCATGTTCAAAGGCGCAATGATTCGCAAAGGTTATCAGACACCGGGAAATCAGTCTATCCCGAACAACACCGCGACGATGGCGACGTTTCAGCATGTCGATTACGACACGGACAGTTTCTACAATAGCCTCGCACCGACGCGCCTGACAGTTCCCGCTGGTGTGTCAAGGGTTCGGCTGATTGGGCAGGCGATTTTTCAGCGCGGCAATAGCGCGGGATTCCGCCAACTGGTTATCAAGAAAAACGGGCAGTTCTTTCCCGGCGATCCGTGCGTGAACGTGAACGCCAACAAGGACACCACAGCAGACATCGTTGCGGTATCTCCTGTCCTGCCCGTGGTGGAGGGTGATTACTTCGAGTTCGAGGTTTTCCACAGTGACGGCGCGGCGTTGCCGCTGCTGGCTTCGACCGGCACTTTCTTCGCTATCGAGGTTGTCGAATGATTTACTACCTGATGAACGATGGCTGTGTGATGCGGGATTCCGACAAGGCCGTTATCCCGCCCAACGAAAAAAACCCGGACTGGGTGCAGTATCAGCGCGACGTACAGCGGGGCGCAACCGTCCTGCCGTTCGACTACACGGCGGAGGAAGCGCGGCAAGCCGAGTCTGAAAATCAGCGGCAAGCTGAAACTGCAAGGGTCGAACTCGTCGAGATCGACATCCGCAGCATCCGCGCCATTCGGGAATACATCGCCGCACAGCCTGACGCGCCCGAAGTTTTGAAGCAGCGGGAAACGGAGGCGCTAGCGGCGCGATCCAAAGTAACCCGTGGTAAGGCATAGGGGCATTCGGATGGGCACGCTCAACCCGCTTGACCTGCGGAAACTGGCTCAGGGCAGGACGCACTGTTAAACGGGAGAATCGCTGATGAGTGAACAGGTCGGCAGCGCGGCTGCCTCGGGTGTTGTGGCGATGTTTCTGGTGCTGCTGGGCGTGCAGCCGCTTGCACTGCTGTGGGCCAGCATCGGCGTCACGACCCGGCGCACCCGCGTCAACTAAGCCGGGACGGTCATGCTCGGCTTTCATTCCATATCCGAAGCACCGATCTCTGCGCTGGCAGGGGATGGGGCGGCGGCGGCCGAGGGTGTGGCCAGCGGTCAGGCGACGGTTACCGGCATTGCGGCGGCCATTGCGGCGGCCGTGGCTTCGTCGGCGGGTGCCGCGACAGTATCGGGCGTAGGGCAGCCCACCGCAGGGGTCGTCTATTCGATCGATGGGCAGGCTGCGGTTTCTGGCCATGCCTCTGCCGTCGCCCAAGCCTTGGCCAGTGCGGCCGGATCTGCTGCTGTGTCAGGAGCAGCGGTCAGCATTGTTCAGGCCGAGTTTTCGGTATCAGGCTCGTCGACATGCGTGGGGGAGGCCTCAGATGGCGGCGTAGAAGAAACGGAGGGGTCTGCAGCTGGTTCCGCAACCGTCTCCGGGATCTCGGGCGCGATCAAGGGTGCGTCGTCGTCGATCGATGGCGCGGCTGCGGTCGACGGGCAAGCCGCAACCGTCATTGCCTCGACGTTCACGATCGCCGGATCGGCGACGGTGCTGGGGTATTCGGCACCCATTATCCCGGGCTCTTTTGCCGAGGCTGGATCTTCCACTGTCACCGGCATCAGTGGTGTGGTGTTTGCGGCGAGGGCATCAGCGCAGGGCCGTGCCACAGTAATCGGGCAGACAGACGCGGCGTTCGAGGATGACGACAAGGAAGGGAATCGGACGTGGATCGTGGGAGGGCGGGGCACCCAATGGCTTGTTGATCCGCGGGGCACCGTGTTCATGGTGACAGCCAGGCCGGCTGTCCCCATGGCAGCCGAGAGAGGCAGCGAATGGATTGTTCAGCGCCGCCGCGTCGCCGCTTAAGGTCGGCAGCCGTCAACGCACCGCCGAAACTCCGCTGCTGTTGCCCCAGTGCTTTGGGCGCGACAGGTTGAAAGGCATTCACCACCAGGGTCTGATCGAAGGGCCTGCCACAGCACCGAGAAGATCATGAGGGCCAGCATGGCGAGAAATACTCGGATGGCGAGTTTCACGGCATTTTCCCGGCCTTGATCATGGCGCTGAACAGTAGGGGACGCCCAATCCAGTGGGTGATGTCATCAAACTCTCCGGCAGCGGCACCGGAGCCTGTCATGATGCGGCTCACGAATTCCGTGGATCCCGTGTTGGCGAGTTCATCGGCGCTGGTTGGCAGGGGATTTTGCGTGCCGGTTTGCGCGCCGATCGCGCCGAGCCCGTTGGGGCCGTGCGAGAGAATGACGGCCGCGGCGCGCAGGTTGGGGTTGTTGTGGGTGGTGGGGTCACTGACGACATACTGGGGCACCAGCAGGTCTGTTTCTGCGCAGGCCGCATAGGGGCAGATGCGGATGGTTGCCGCCGTGTTGAAGTCCAGAACGGTCGGCGAACGGCGCGCGAAGTCCGCCATGACGGCGTAGCGCAGGCGGTTGCCCCAAGGATCCCGACTGGCGACACCCAGCGTTGACCATGGCAGGTTCCCGGTGGTGACGACACAGGTGCCGCCGGTCACGTCCTCGATGCCGTCATTGGCGGTTCCCGCGCCGGCGGCCGTGGTTTTGTCAGGACAGGGCAGGTGCCCATTCATGATGGCATGACCCATCAGGGCTTCGTGGGCCTCGCCGATGATCTTCTGCGCGTCGTTGATCTGACGCTGCTGGACCCGCGTGTTAAGCGGCACCAGGATTGATCCCAGCAGCAGCGTGAGGATGAACAGTGCGATGGCCAGTTCGAGCAGGCTGAATCCGCGGATTGATCTGATATCGCCTACCGTGATCATGGTGTTCCTCCTGCTGGAAATTCTACCGCTGAACGGTGCCTACGCCGCGCCAAAAATCCTTTAAAATCAAGCCATGAATTTCGCACCAAAGCGTAGGCATTTTGAGGTAAGTCATTGATTCAATTTAATTGCATCGCCGCATGGGGTGCAGGTGGTCGGAGGTTCAAA